TTGCAAGTCCGCTTTTACCTTTAAACCAAAAACTAAATGTTACAGAAGTGTAACCATCAATTAAAGTATTATCATTAATAGCAATTTCTTGCCCACTACTACCATCAAAATCAAAAACATAATCTTTTAAAGAACTATTAGGAACTAAATAATCAGCTCCGTTAAAAGCTGATTTATCACCTAAATTATAGAATGCAACTGGATTTAATGTCATTGGGTTTCCTATACCAGTAGAGCTTGAACCATAAAGAGCAGCAATATCTCCAGTAGCAGTTTGACCTACTGAAACACCACCGTCAGAAAGTGTATAATTAAAAATAGTTGCTCCGTCAAGTTTACCTTCAAATAAGGATATTGTACCGATATACGAACCTATAGTCAACTTTTTACTTGCAATATTACTTGATGTAGTTCCTGTTGATATATCTTTTAATACTCCATTTAAAAATAGCTTAATAGTGTTTGTTGCCTCATTATATGTAAATGCTAAATGTTGCCAAGCATCATCAATAAATCCTATACTTATCCATCCTGAATCGCTTTCTTTAGTTCGAGTATTTCTACTAACTCTTACATTATTATTAGTTTTTACTGCAATATCAAAACCAGCTATTGTGGGTGAACCAGAATTGCTAAATGCATAAACTGTACTTGTTCTTGAACTTGAAGCATAAACCCAAATAGAAGCAGATAGGTCGCCATTATCATAATCAGTTGTAGTTCCTAAATCTATATAACTACTCCCATCAAAGTCCATAGAATAGTTACTCTGCTTGTCTTTATTCTCATTGTTAGGCAAACGCCATTGTCTATTTGTAAACTGTGTACTCATAATTAATCTCCCATTCTATTCCAGTAAATTAGGTTTGAACCTGATACTGTGGTTAAGTCTTTAGTTAAATTAGTTGATGTTGCGTTATATATCTCTGCTATTTGGTTTACTGTTCCGCCTGTTCCATCTGTTAGAGCTGTGTTCCAGATTGCTACCTCGTCAATTAAGCCATTCATAAAGCTCGTATTACCACCTATTTCTAATGATTGTGTATTTAATATAGTATTGTTGCCAAGAGTATCTCTTAAAGTTGTAAAAGATTGTGAAACTCCATTTAAATAAATATTAACTCCACTTGCTAAACTACTCCCATCATAAGTAATACATACGTGATTCCAAGAGTTTAGTGGTATTATATGTGATGTGTAAACATATAAAACTTTTCTACTGCCTGTGCTACCACTATTTTTGTTACTTATTGAAAAATCTATTCTATTTTGACAACTACCACAATTTGAATATATATCAAATGCAAAGCCTCTTGTTGCTGATGAATCGTATTTATTAACAATATTTTTAGTTCCAGTAACAGCATTTGCATTTACCCAACTTGAAATACTAAATGCTTGATTATAATCATAATTTAAAACATTTCCAGCATCTATATAATCTGAACTGGCAGAATCAAAATTCATACTGTAATTATTAGCAATTCCAGCAGCAGTTACAGCTAAATCAAATGTTGATGAATTAGGACATCCAGCACCACTTGTTTCATAGAATATTTTATAAGATTGTATAGTAGAATTAGCTAAATCAATTTCACCAGTAGAAGAGTTAATACTTAGTCCACTTGGATAAGCACTAAACACACCACCAGAAGTAGTTGGAGTAGTTGTTAAACTTGCAGTTCCTGTTTGTGGTAAGCTATTTGAACTATAAGCAAAAGTAGCACCATCTAAAGCATTTACTGTAATAGTATTATTTACTGTATTTGAACAACTTCCATTAGTAGTATAAACAACAGTATAAGTTCCAGCAGTAGAATTATTTACATTTATAACACCTGTAGAACTATCTATACTTAAATTACCAGTTGATTCGCTAAATGTACCTGATTCACCTGTGATAGTTGGAGCTGGTGTTGTTAAAGAATATGTTTCGTGATATATAATAACACCATCATTAGGCATATAGTAAGTAGTTCCGCTCAATGTGTGAGAGTGTGCTGTTCCGTCTGAGCTTTCTGCCTGTGCTGCTGATTCAGTAGTATATAAAGGATAATAACCATCTACAGCTAAAGCACCCGTTGGCATTTGACAATAAGAACTTGCTGAATAAGTTACTGTTGCAGTATCTAAAGGTAATTCTGTTACTGTAGAAGCAGAAGAAGTAGCACTACACCCATTGCTATCAGTTCCTGTTACTGTATAACTACCAGCAGTTACATCTACAGATTGTGTAGTTTCTCCATTACTCCATAAGTAAGAAGATAAACCAGCAGTAGCAGTTAGTGTTGTTGTACTACCAGCACAATAAGTTAAAGTTCCTGTTATTTCAACAGTTGGTAAAGCATTTACAGTAATTGTAGTACCACCAGAACTTGTACAACCATTGGAATCTGTACCAGTAGCAGTAAATAAAGTTGTAGTACTTGGTGATACTGTTCTTGGATTATCTGTATTACCATCATTCCATACATAAGTAGAAGCACCACTTGCAGTTAATATTGTGCTTTCTCCATTACAAATAGTACCAGCAGAAACACTTACAATAACAGTTGGTAAAGCATTAATAGTTAGGTTAAATGTAGCAGTTGCAGAATCTGTATCTGTATATGTAATTAAATAACTTCCTACAGTAGAAGCATCAATATCAACTTCACCAGTTGTTGTACTAATAAACACTAATCCAGTAGTTGAACTAAATGTACCAGCACCAGCATTGTTTCTTATAGTTGGTGTAGGGTCGCTTGCATCAGCACAAAAAGCACTTGCAGAATAAGTTATTGATACAACTGGTTGCCCTCCAGCAATATTAGTATCACCACTTGGCGAATCATCATAAACAGCACCAAAGTTATTGGTAGAATTAGCTTTTGCTTTTCCCCAATCGTTGTTGTTGTTAACTGCACCTTGTCCCCATTCTATTGTATTATCTGGCATAATATATTTTTAAAGTACCCAACCTCCAAAATCTGCAACATCATCTGGGTACATATCCTCTTGACTATTAGAATAGTATTCAGGTATTAATCCAGCTGCGTTATTTTGCATAAAATCTATAAATCTGTTTGTGTAAAACTGTGCTGTAGTTCTACTTCTTTCAACTAAGCTATCTACGTGTTCTTTGCTTAATGCTGTGCTATTTTCAGGATTTTTAGTATATATACCACCATTTGAAATATTAACACCAGCATAAGGTAAGTATTCAACTAAACTCCAATGTAGTAGCATTGGCTTAATATAATCGTTTAATAATGCTAAGTAAGGATTTGCTAAAGTACCAGCAACTATTTCATTTTGTATTTTAACATATAACTCAGTACCTAAATAATTTTGTATGTGTATATCTTGCGCTTGGTTTATAAATGGTAATAATTTATCATTATCTATATTACCATTAGCAGCAGTAAATACTGAAATATCGTGTCTTGTTACAAATAGTGCTTTACTCATTTCTTATAATTTAAAACCTTGAGCTTTCTTAATTATAGTTTTAATTTCACTCTCCCATTGCTCAGCTCCTTTAATCTCTTTAGCTATATTAGAAGGTAATTTAACGCCTAATTCTTTAATTTCTTTTTTTATTTTTTCTCCTAAACTAATAACATTTTGTTGGTCTTTTAATGATTCTTTTAAAGAAGATAATAATTTTGGTAATTTATCAATCCAATCTTGCATATCTCCACCAGAATTAGAACCTGACTTAATTGCTTTACTTGATAATTTTTTAAAATCATCAGCTAATGATAACTCTATCTTCTCAGATTTTAACTCTACCTTTTCTTTACTTAATGTTTCAAATATTCTTTCTATTGTTGTTTTCATTACTTACTTTTTATAATTCTTTTAGAAAAAAATCTACAGAATCGATGTCTTTTTTTAAATCTGGTCTACCTATTTTATTATTAATTTCTTTTTCATCTAAACCTAATTCTTTTGCTTGTTGCTTAATTTTTTCAAGAGGTTTAACTAATGATTTTAATTGATTTTTATTTTTTTCTGCATCTTTTTTAAAAGCAGATTTTAATTTTTGAACCTTATCCCAATCATCCACTAATTCATTTGTTTTTTTTATTGCTTGGTTATATTCACTTATAAAATCACTTACTAAACTTAACTCTATCTTTTCAGCTTTTAGCTCTACTTTATCTTCTTTTGTTAGTTTATTAAAAACTGTTTTTAATGTATTCATTTTTTTACTTTTTATAATTTGGATGATGTCCTTTATTTGGCATATTTACAGGAGCTTTCTTTGCATCTTTATGCCCTCGCGGTTTTGCCTCATAACTCTTTGGTATTTCTTTTACCACATCATAATCTTTTAAATCTTTACTTCCTTTTTTACCATCTAAAGCAGCATC